CCTAGTTTGCGGCGCACGGTATCAATAGCGTTAAATGAAGGTTGTAATACCTGATAATAGGTATCGCCAACTTGTTCAATGTCAGCGCCGTGGTATTGTAGCTTACGCGCGGCAGCCTCGCTGACTTCTTTTTTAACGGGGTCAAGCGCAGATTTAATTTGGTTAAACGCCGATACCGTAGATGATTCAGTTTCTGGTGCTACTTTGACGTTAGCGGGTATCTTTCCAATTGAAAGAACTTTATTAAGTTTGTTTTGCAATTGGGTATAAAATGGAAGATCTGATATAAGATCGCCAGATTTTTCTTTGCTAGACACAACTGCATCGCGTTCATCTTTAAGCGCTTGATAATTTTTATCGCGGGCCAATTTTTCTTCGGTAAACCGGTCTAACACGGCTTTACGTTGTTGATCACCAATGTCGGTCAATTCTTTGTTAGCATCGCCAACTTGATGAACTTGGCTTTGTGATTTAGCCAATGCCGCATCAGCTTCAGACGGCACTTTGCCTGCGTCGGTAAACGCTTGCATAGCATCAGCTTCAGCTTGGCGTTGCCGCGCTGTAGCCGCTGCATTGGTTTCACCTTGAATTTTTTCCGCGCCGGTTTTTAACTCGCCAAACAATTGCTTGCGAACAGTTTCTGCATCGCCTTCGCCGCGAAGTTGTTTAACTTGGTCAACAATATATTGTTTGTCCGCGCTAGACAGCGTTGCGGGGTCAATACCTAAATGAGTAACGACAGACTTAAATGCTTGGTCTATATTAGCAACTTTAGCTAATCCTTTGGATAGCGCCCAACCAAGATCCAACACAGGTTGGGATAACATTTCAACCGTAGTGCCTGCAGCTTGTGCAACGGATGGGCGAACACCGGCAATCTCAAGACCTTGTTTTGTAGCTTCGCCGCTAGCGCCGCCGATAGCACCATAAATAGCAGGCAACACGCGCCCGCCGACAAATTTCATTGCGGGAGCAGCTTCTTGTAGCGCCATGCCTGCGGCTTTTACTGGCGGGTAAGGCACCATGCTAAGACCTTTGCCTAGCAAAAGCGACATTTCTGGCGTACCAGCTCCCATCACCGCGCCAAGAACGCTCGCGCCACCAATATCGGGTAGCGACATAGCCGTGCGTCGTTCGCCGGGCATACCTTCGGATGGCGCAGTGGTTTTAGCAGTATCAGGTGGCAACGCAGATGGGCCAAATTTAGCAAATATATTTTGCCCATCAGGCGCAGCAACACTAGGCGTTGCAACATCAGGTGCAGCGGTTTCTGGCGCTATTGCTTGAGGCCCAAACTGAGCGAAGATATTTTTGGGCGGTGCGCGAAAATCATCCATTTACTGCCCCAATACGTCTTCGGCCGCACCTTCACCGTACCATTGGTCAAATTGTTTTTTAACCTCAGGATCATTCTTTTTAGATTTTAACACTGCAATAGCTTCAGCCGGAGGGGCTGCTGACGTAGGGACGGGAACCGTTAATGGTAAATCAGATTTTACCCCAGCTACAGTTTTGTTATGCGAACGGATTAATTTAAGCGCGGCTTCTTTGTTAATCCGCAATATTTTACGCATGGCTTGTTCATCTAGATTAATGTCGCCTGCTGCCATGCGCTCTGCGTAAATACGGTCGCCATCCGAAATACTAGTTCCAGAACCAAACTGCTTAACCATTTCGCCGACTTGCTTACCCATAATCGCGCCATATGCTTGCGCGTTAGACGCAGCATCATCCTTAGCGGTAAAGCCCAATTTTTGAAGAGCTTGTCCAACAGACGTTTGGAACGTAGCACCAGTGCCGGAATACATACCAGAATTAAGAAGTTTTTCACCTTCAGCAATAGTATCAAGCTGATTTGCTGCGCCCTTAGCCGCTGTCTGGCTTTCAACCACTTTTTTAGCCTGCGCTTCGCCCAATGATTTAGTAAACTGCGAAGTTTGATCGCCAACATTAATGGTTTGACCGCTTGCTGTTGTTTCTTTCTTTATCATCGCGGCGTATATATCTCTGCGCGGGTCATCTAACGGCAACGAGTCGCGTTCAGAAATAAGTTTGGCTAAAGTAGACGGCGTAGACTCTTTAGGCGTTATACCCATATCCATAGACGACAACTCTTGGTTAAACGTCGGACTTTGTGGATTGCTGTCAATAATAGCAATACGGTTACCAAGGTTAACTTCTTTAGGAACTGGCGCGTTAAATTTAACAGCGTTCTGCTGACCTGTCTGAACCGTATTAGCCGTAGTAGCTTGAGTACCGGCCAACGTAGCTTGATCTTGCAATTCTTTTGAATGCGCTGCAGTAGCCGCAGCCGCGCCTTGCGCGAACATAGCGCGGGCGCCAGAAAAACCTTGCGTCTGGATGGCTTCTTGCAATTTGGCTTGGGATGTGTCGGCATCAATGCCCATGCGGTCAAACATATCGCGAAGCGGGCTGTTAGGACTATGGATCGCCGCGTTAAGCGCCAACAGTTCTTCAGGCGATGATACCGTATCAGCAGCTTTCTGCGCTTGCTGAAGCGTTGAGTTTTCTAAAGCTAACTTATCAGCAGATGTCTTAATACCGCCTTGTTCTGCCGTATTTTCTGCTTGCTTTTGTTTGGCTTGTTGCTCAAGAAAATTAGACAGCGTATTGGCTTCGGGGGTGCGGCCCTGCAACGCAAGTGCGTTCGTTGCGCGTTGAACGCTAGGCAAATATGGCCCTGCGGCTTCGCCAGGCAATGGAACGACACTATTACGCAAAGCATTGGTTACCGCAGCTTTAGATGCTGCAGCATTGTTAACCGACAAGGCGTTCTTTTGTCTTTCTAAATCAAATCGCTGACGCTCAATATCGGCTTGCTCATTTAAGCGTTGAGAACGGGCTTGCTCAAGACCGATTTTGTACCGGTCATCCATAGCATTGCCAATAGCGCCCGCAAAATTAGGAACTTGTACGCCAACTAATTGAGGTAAATCCATTGTCTAATTCCTTATGCTGGCCCAGTAAAACCATAACCAGACGTAGGCGAACCATACCAATTTTGTGACCCAGCGCCATATCCACCGTTGCCATAGCGCGCCATGCCTGTTGCGTATTGCCCCGCCACGTTGTTTATGTTGCTTAACGCATTATTCCAACTATTAGCTTGGTTGACATAGCCAGATCCTATTGCGTTACCCGCGTTTACAGCTAAATTAGCCGCGTTGGTGCCGTAGTTTGATAAAGTGCCTGAACCGGCGGTAGCGTTAGCCCCTGCTGCTGCGCCCATTGTGTTCGATGAACTTTGACCTTGATTCGTTAACGATTGCAACGGATTTAAGATGTTAGCACGGTTGGTGTTGTACCGGTTAAAAGCATTTTGGTATTCTTGGCTACCAGCAGCTTGGCCGTAATCAACCAAAGCGCGGCCTGCATTGCCCGACAACAAACCGCCACGCGAAGCGGCAGACGCGTCCAAGGCTTTAAGACCTTCGCTCAAACGAAACTGATAACCAGGATCAGAAGTAAGATCAGACGGTGTAAAATTCTGCGCGGCGGTGCCGTAGCCCGCTACTTTGGTATTGCCGCTCAAACCAAGCAGATCCAAAAGACGATTTTGACTAGTTAACCCTGCTTGGCGAAAAGGTTCTTGCAGTTCATTCTGCTTGTTGAACATCTTCTCTTGAAGAGCCAACTGCTTATCAACAGATTGCTTCTGGATACCAGTGGCTTTCTCAGACGCGGCGACTTGAGCGTCAGACGCATTTTTAGCTGCATTGGCAGACACAGCACCGCCGATAAGCGATGCGCCTGCTCCAATTACTGCGGCTGTGACGAAGAAAGCCATGTTAATTCCCTCTCAGCGTGAGCGAGCTGCTGTTTGTTGGCAGCTCCGCCCTGCAATTCGGCGGCGGTGGACTCAGTCAATTCCTCGACGAGTTTGTCTAAATCGGTTTCAGTGGTCGCGTGGATGTTTGTCCACACGGAGTCTTGCAAGGCGTAGATGGCGCGTTTTGCGCCGGGGTAGGCTATTAGAGTGGCTGGTGCCACCAATTCGACTGGCCCATCGTCAGTAGCAACGCGAACACGGCCTTGCGACAGTATACACATATGTTTCGTTTTGTGAACCGCCCCTGTTATCAGTGCGCCCGCAGGAAGGAACATCTCGCGGGCGTAGATACCATCAGCAAAGTGGTGTTTGAGGGGTAAGATGACAGGATCAAGTTCCTGCATCATTTCCTCAAGCTCTTCGACTTTTTCTCTCATTTTTTATTCATAAAGGATGTTGACGGAACCGGCATCGAATGCATCTGGCGTAACAGTAGTAATTCTTATACCGGTTAATGCTGCCGCAAGAGATATTACCCCCGCAGATTGGTAAGTAGAACCAGAAGCTATTTGAAGAACGCCGGATGATACCCACACGTTTCCGGTCATAGTTGAAATGGTAATCGCACCGGAAATTAAACTTGCGCCGGTAGGCCCATCTATCGTTAAAAACCCAGCAGTTGAAGTAGCTGATCTGCAAGAAGAAACGTAACCCGAATTTACGACGGTAGAAGTACCGGTAATAAGTTGGATAAGATAGTTGCTTGTGCCTGCGGATAAGCCGTTATACATTACCGTAATACGTTTTACCCATGACGGAATAGACGTAAAATCAATTGTTGTACTACTATTTGTAGCGGATGTGTATGGTATCGTTGTACCTGATGCAATATTTCCTACATAAAGCTGCGTTGTTGGGTATGTGATACCAGCAGTACCATCAATAAGAATACTCATGCCCAAGCTCCGACTGAAATGTTAGCACCAGACGTGCCAATCGGGTAAATATTAATATAGCTACCCGCAACGGTCGAGTACGCGCCGGTTGAGCCTTGTGTATATTGGGGTGTAAATGTGCCGCCGCCGTTGATACTGACGGTGCCTTTTACTAACATTGCAGCAACCGTAGAAGCTGAAGCAAGAGCTTGGGTTACAATTGTTGCCGCCGCTGTTGATACATACCCTAGATTTTGGGAAGCATTTGTCTTAAACGCTGTTGCGCTGTTATCAAACATAACCGCTGCGGTGTAAAAAGTGTTATTTAGTGTAGCCGTGCCTGCAAAACTAAGGGATATAGTATGCGATGTTGCGCCTGCAACTTTAGCCATTCCTACTTCAATTTCAAATGCGTACACTGTTGATGCAGACAACGTAACGCCAACACCAAAAAGATTTTGCGCTGTAGTTGCGGTGGTGCCTGCAAAGTCAGCGTTTAACCGGTAAAACTGAGCGCCGGGAATAACCCCGCGTTGTGTGCCTTGTGGCGTGTTATAAAACACTTTGCCATCAAACTCAGTCGAGCCAATGGTTGGAGTTCCAAGAAGCGTGTCAGCGGTAAGAACAAGCGATGACATGGTTTAGCTCCAGTTTCCAACGGAAGTGACTGTGGTAGACCCGATAGGACGGATGCGGAAATAAGATCCAATACCAACAACCGCCGCCGCAGCGGTACCAAGCGATACTTGCGGTATGATAGTGCCCGCCACAGACACGTTGATGATGCCCGACACCTGAGCATACCCAACAGTATTAACTGAAGCCGTAGCAAGCGTCGTATTGGCCGCAACGTTGTACGAAGACTGCGTAGCGGTGGCTGTGGCGGCTAACGCTGCGCCTTTTTGGGCAGTAGCGTAAAAAAATTGAGTAAATGTGGCCGTGCCTCCTAAAGCAAAACCAAACGAACCCGCTACCGCGCTCATGGCGCTAAGGGAGTAAAAACAATCAAACCCGTAAGTGCCTGCGGTCAATGTAACCTGACCGTTGGAAGGCGTATTGAACAGCTTTTGTGCCGCAGTCTGCGAGGTCAGCGTGTAGGCTGCTTGCAAAAGGATAAGTTGTTCGCTGTTGATGACACCGCGTTGCGCGGATGTAGGCGTGGAATAGTGAGCCACACCATCATACTCAAACGCCCCGGCGGTCGTTGTAGCAAGCGCATCAGATGTAAGAATAATTTGGGACATTATAACACCACCCAACGCGAGCCAGACGGGATCGTAATCACAACGCCTGAGTTAATGGTCAATGGGCCAACCGAGTTGGCGTTTTTAGTAGACGGCATCGTATAGGATGTCGTGACGGTTTTGTCGTTCAAGTTGAACACCGCATCAGAGCCGCCGCCGGTTGCCCCGCCACCGATAGAACCCCAAGACGTGCCGCTGTAGCCTTCAAAGGTCGTAAGCGTCGAGTTGAAGCGGATCATGCCTGCAATGGCTTGATCGGTAATGGTTGTAGAAGACACAGGAGTGGCGGCTGCTGGAGTAACCGTATATGTGCCATTGCCACCTGTACCGGTCACAAACGCCGTGATGCGAGTGCCTGCGGTAACGCCTGCGCCAGTAATTGTTGCGCCGACATACAACGCGCCTGTGTCAGTGCGTGAAATTGATAATGTCGTGGAATTAATAGAACCAAGTCCGCTAAACGCACCCGCGCGTTGCGCCGTGGTGCCTACAGGAATTTTATATTGACCGGTGCCGCTGCCGTACAAATAGTTACAGACCGACATGGAGCCAGATGCGGTAATGTTACGACCTGAAATGTCGTAAGTTGCGGTGATATACTCAAAGGTAGATGTGCCAGTAAATGCCGTGTTAGGATTTAATAATACCGTGCCGGTAGCCGCAGGGAACGTAATTGTGTTCGCGCCCGCGACCGCAACAGTCGTTAGATCCACATACCCGGATGTTGCACCGTTAATGCGAAGCGAAGTTTGGCTTGATGCAGGGACACCGGCAATGTTGTCGTATGTCCAAACCGTAACGCCTGCCGAGGTCTTCAATACAAACTTGTAATTGCTACCGTTTGTTAGCCATACTTCGCCCGCTACACGCCCCGCAGAGTCAAGGACAATCGGGTTAGCATTAGGTGTAGCGCCGGTATTGTCGCTATACGTAGCTAACGGCGTTGTGGTTCCCGCCGCGTAAGTGTACAGCAATCCGCCAGCCAACGGTAAACCGTTGTTGTCAAAGAACTGCCAGCCTGCACCGGCGAGAGGGGATAAAATGACTGCCATAGCCGCACCCTACATTGATTTTCGCCGTTACACAACTTGGTATGTAACGGTGAACGCATAAACTGTTGATGTTGTGTTAGCCGCGTTAAACCTAAACTCAAAAATGTCGTTAACAATGTCTGCCAAAATAGCACCAGTCGTTGTGCCGCCCGCTGTAAGCGTGGCAAAAGTACCCGCCGCTTGACCAGTAGAAGAAAAATTGCTCGCTACTGGAAGCGACATTTTTAATACCGCTGCGCCGGTTGCAGTAGCAGCTATAGTAACCTGACCGCTGACAGTTGCCGTGCTGTAAACTTGAAGGTACTGGCATACTGATGCCGTGCTAGACGCAATGTTAGTCGTATTTGTCAGCGTGGGCGTGTAGACGCTGCTGACAATCGTATTAAGGTTGGCAAAAAACCGAAACCATTCCCGCGACACTAATCCAGTAGTTTTGTCCGCGATTGGTGCTTGGTTAATTGGAACGCGGTTTGCACTAAGCATTTGAGCCACTCAGCAATAGTTCTGCCCCTACAATGACAAGCTTAACAGGGTCGGTGCCTGATATTTCGTACACGCGGTCGCGGAGCTTGACGGTCATACCTAACCGCCGCCAGAATGTACGAGTAGCGTACACGCCTATCGCACCCATTGAAGCCCAATGCTCGTTAGACCACGTATGCCCGCCGTCATCAGACCAACGAAGCATAACTTGCGGGTCACTACCTTGCCCGCTGTTTAACCCCACGCCGGTTTCGCAATCTAGCTGAAGACTGTGTTGCGCGGTGCGGGTTAAATTGTTTTGATTTTGCGGAAGCGCCCGCCACGACCGAAGCCAGCGTTGCGTCTGAGTATCGTCGGCGTAAACATTAAGGTCAAACGCATATATGCGCCCATCGTTGTAATCGCCAACGATAACTTCGTGGTTAAACGCCATCTGGCAGTTTGAACGGTGGCGGGTAAAGGAACCGTTTACCCATGCAGCGCGTTCATGCCAATTGTCGGTCGCGACATCGTATACCCATGTTTTACCGGCTGACGGAAACGTCAGAACATAGAACGCATGGCCGTCTTGTTGGTATGTGTAACCGATAGCGTCTGAAATGTTAGCGTAAGTTTGGATCTGCCACTCAACAGCGTGAGTTGAAACACGAACGCCGGTGTAGCCATTAGTGCGGTAAACAATACCTTCACCGCGAGCATCGCCGCCTAACCAGAAAATGCCGTTGTCGAGTTTGGCGGGGGAATATGGTGCAACGCAACCAATTTCATTGTACGCACCCTGAATACGCGCCAATGGAAAGTTAGGTGTTCCGGCATCATACCAAACTTCAATTGAGTTTGATCCAAACAGCCACGCTTCGCGGGAGTTGACCATAATCGACACCAAAGTATCCGGCGAACCTTCAGCACTGGCGAACGCAAGAGGGTCTACAGAAGTTCCGTCATAAAGTGAAGTTGTCCACACCTTTTGTGAATTTGGTTGGTTAAACACAAAATAACCATCCAAAAATCCGACCGTAACCGCGCCGGGATAGTCAGGATCGGTAATCGGAGCATAAATCAACGTGTTCATGTTGAATATGAACCCGTCAGGGTTCGCGGCGATAAAGATTTGAGTTCCGTTGTCGGACATGGACACTTGCCCAGTGCCACTTACATAACCAAAGTTAATTACGTTGTAGCTTGTGTCGATACGGTAGAACCCGTTGCCTGATACGACATAGGCATAGCTGCCGTTGGGGTCAGGACACCAAAGCCCACGAATAGGCCCAGTGCTAAGCGTAGCCAATAACCGAAGCCCCGGCGCGCGGTTTAGAAACCCAAGGGTTTTGCCTGCAATTGGGGTAGCTTCTGGAAACAAATTGACAAGCCTGTTGTCGGCGGCATTTACCGACCGAGCAACGTAGGATTGTCCAAGGATCGGCGTTTGCATTAGAAGTTACCGGCGTAGACGTTGAAACGCTGACGAGTGCCAACAATCGAGTATGGGATTGACATGATGTCATCAGGGTTGTTGATACGCTTCAGGTTGCGCTTTGATGTCATGGCAATACGAGCCACGGTAGGTGGTGGTTCAACACCAAACTCAGCCGCGATTTCACAAGCAAGGTTGTATTTGAAGCACCGCATATAACCTGGAGGGAATATTAAAGACGTAGCAAGCGAAGCCGGTTGAGCCAACTCTTGCACCGAAATAAAATGCCATTCTAGGGGTTTTGTAGGCACCGGATAAAGGTGCATTTCAATGTTTGGGTAACTTGTGTTGACCCACATTATCTGTGGATAAGTACTAGTTACCGTTTTAACTGCAATGCCGTCATATTGCTGTTGATTGATCAACATGATGCCAAACGAGATGCCGTTGGACGGATCAATAAAATAAGTAGCGTCATCCATTGTAATAGGACGATTGCCAATAAAATCGCCGGTAGGGCCAAGCGACTTAGTTAGAGCGCCAGCAGGCCATGTAAAAATCTGTTCTTGAGTGGTAAAAATAGCTAGCTTTTCGGTGCTCCAAGAGTCGAGCATCTGGTTAAAAGCTGTCAAAGCATCTTGAGATGCCGCTGCGGTCGGAACTTCGCTTTCCGCAAGTTGACCAATGAGACGAAGAGCGCCGTTAATTTGATCGCCAGCAGTGGTCATGTAAACTCCTTATGCAGCGTCTTGCCGCCTTCTACGACGAAGCTCATTGTTTGGAGCTTCTTCTTCTTCTTTATCGCGGTTAGCAGGGTCAAATTCAGTCCAACCTTTTTCCTTGTCGGCTTCAACTTCAGCTTCAAGGGTGGCAACTTTTGTACCATGAACCGGATGTTTTAGATAGGTGATCAAATCACTCTCCTATGAGGGTGGGTGGGGCCAAAGCCCCACCCGTTTTTATTAGCAAGTGCGATAGAGCGTCCAAGTACCGGTGGCTGTACGGCGGCAGATGAACTGAGCCGAAGTACCGATTGCAATGGTAACCGAGCCGGTGCTGGCAAGAGTGCCCCAACCAGTGTTGGTAACCATCGTGATAGCGCCCGAAGACGTACCAATGTTGATAATGGTAAACGCAACAGTGCTGTTGACCTTAGCATTTGGAAATGCCGTGTCCATGTCCGCACCAAGCGGAAGCGTATAGGATGCTGCCGAAGTGCCGGGGTTAGCAACCATCAACTGCGTGTTGATCTGAGCAGTTGTGAGGGTTGCGGTTGCGGTTGGGGTTGCTACATCGCCCTGATCGGACAAGAAGACTTCGTTTACGTTGCCATCACCAATCTGATAGCCGCCGCCTACTGAAGGAAGTGCCATGATATTTACTCCTAAAGAAAAAGGTTAAAACCCCCGCATTTCTGCGGGGGTCAGGCTATTAGCCCCAGATACGAGCAGCCATTGGCGCGCGGATCGTGGAGTAGCCATACAGAACGTCGATACGGCAAGGCATACGGTCGTTATTGATGTCATACTGACGAACAATACGAAGCGAAATGCCGTTGTGAACCTGACGCGAAGCCATATCAACGCCCTGTGGCAGAAGAAGATCTGCTGTAGCAAACGTGATGGCGTCCTTCTGGTACACAAGGTTCTGTGGGTATACGGTTGAAGCCGCACCGAGAACCGTAACTGCCGCGTTGTCTGCTGGGAACGAGTCCACAGTAGCAAGCGCGTTGCTAGATGTGTAAATAGCAGGCGAAATAGCAAGGCTCGTCCATGCGCCCGAAGATGCCGTGTTAGCGGCGGTTACAACGAACTGTTGCAAGCTGCCGGTTGACTGACGGGTCTGTGGGTTGACTGCGTAGACGTTAGCAATCGTGAACACGTCGCCAACAGCAAACGTAGCTGAACCTGTACCACCATCGACGTTGATGGTTGTAGCACCCTGCGTTGTTACTGCACCGTTAACAAGGATCGTGTCCGAAGCCGAACGCGAACCAGTGGTGTGCTGAACAATCGACTGCGACATGCTGATTTCGTCGTAGCCAAGAACACCAGAGCCCATAAGGCCGTTCTTGAACTGACGGGAAATCGTGTCGCCTGGGTTGAACAAGCCCTTCATGCCTTCGACAAGACCAGCGTTAGCTGCTGGGTTGACGGTAGCATAACGGTTGCCCATTGGAGCGGCGTATTCGTTCAGCTTCTGCTGGGCCTGAAGAAGAACCAACGAAGTTGAAGGGGTCGTGCCTGGCGTTCCAACTGACGAGTAAATGCCTTTGTAAGCATTTGCGACGTCGTTATCGACCGAAGCAGCAAGCTGCGAAATACGAGGCTTGAGAACACGTTCAGCGAAGTCGTCCAACTGCATCGTCAATTCTGCCGATGTAAAGTTGACGCCAATGTGCTTCTGGCTCGACACGGTGAGCGTGGTGTACTGCTCGTTGTCGTCCTGAACCTGAAGCGCCGCGCCGTCGGTGACAAGTGCACGATCAGGCAAACGGATACGGAGGGTTGAACCGATCTTAGCACCTTCAACAGCAAAGCTGTCGTCGTACTGACGGTTTACGTTGCGGGTGATCACCAGATTGTTCTCGAGGATTTCGAGAGCTTTGCGGGTGATCATGTCAATTGTTAAAATTGAGTTCGACATGATGTTGTCCTTTGGATGTTAGCGGTACTTGTTGGACGCTTCCATCTTCTTGATCTGTCTGGCTCGGTCAGCAGCAATCCACTCAGCGGTCGAAAGACTTTTTACAGCCCTTGGATCTGTAGTGTCGTAAGCGGGAGCACCGCTGCTTTTGCCCGATCCCGGAGAAATAGGAGATGGTGCGGTAGAAGAGCGTTTAACTGGTGGATTATCCGCCAATTTGGCTTCAATTCGACCAATTTCTTTTGCCTGCAAAAATGGAGCGAGTTTGGAAATCCGTTCAGCTTCTTTAGGGTTTGCACCCAAATAGTAAGCCATTTCTGGCCCAATATCCGAAGCCTGAATGGTTTGCGCCATGACAGTCGTGATTGGAAGCGATGGATTGTATGCAACTTGTTCAAAGTCATCATACTTAGTCCGAGCATCTTCTTCACGCTCATGGTACGCATCGAGAGTATCCCGTTGCTGACGTTCCATTTCACGACGTTGAAGCAGTTCTTCGGCTTTCCGCAATGCCAAAGCGTCGGCATATGCTTCTGTGTCGTTAAACTGTTCAGGGCGTGGTGGGTCAACTAAAGGTGCCGGCGCTGCGCGCGCCGACATTTCTCGTTCCCATTTACGCTGTTCTCTTGCGAGACGTTTAGAAATAGCCGCATCTAAATCTTCTTGTGAAAAAGTTTTAGGCGCTGCTTCCGGCTGGGTAGTTTCAAGTTCCGGTGCCGCCGTGGCAACTGGTTCCGACGCGGGTAGTTCCGCTAACACTTCATCAGTCATTTTTGATCCTTTAAGATCCCTAGCGAACCGCGCTAGTACGGTTTATTATTCGTAGATAACGGTAGCCGTTACGGTTCCGCCAAGAACGATGTATAGTCCTTTGTTCAGGTATATACCATCGAACGAATTAAAAGGATAGTTGGTAGACGAAGTAGGTGTAAAAACGCCGACGACGGTCGTCGTGGTGCCTTTTGCATCCGAGTCGTATACCGTGATGGTTGGGGTGCTGGTAGCAGAACTGACAAAAATGCCTTTCAGCTTACCCGCGCCAACTTTAACCTGAGAAGTTGCCGAGATATAGGAATAATTTGACATGGGAGCCTCACGATAAGAATTTCAGTTTGTAGAGCGTGGTAAGATAAAGCTCGACAATGTTGTCGATCAGTTGTTGAAGCGATGTGTCTTTACGGTCTACAATGTCATACCGAGCCGCTTCAATCTCATCCAATTGGTTTTGGAGAAAATCAACCACATTGGCAGTTTTGTTGTGGGACTGAAGCGAAATGCCGCCAATCAACCCGTGACGGCCTTGATAGGCTTCCGCAAACGCATCTGCAGCATCTACGATGCCTTCGTAGAACTTCTGAAGAGCCTTATGTTTAGCATAACTGCGCGTGTTTAAGTGCACCGAATGGGTCACATCGCGGGCTAAAAACAACATTCCTACGAAATCAGACGCTTTCATTGCGGTGGCATCCCTTGTGGTGGCATTGCGCCTTGTTGAGGCATAGTCTGTTGCATTTCGCCCATATCTTCACCCGGCAGTTGTTGACCAGGCATCTCGGCTACCAAATCACCGCTTGTGATCATACCGTGGACAGTTCCAAGCACAATGTCTTGGATCTGCTCAGGTGACATAGACGCTTGAACGGCTGAAATACGCTTGGTTTCAGCATCATAAGCCTTAATCTGAGCTTCAAATTCCTTGACTTCCAACGTCTGCATTTCAACCGATTTGCTGACGTTTTGGAGCATCTGATGCATATGATCCATCTCTTGACCCATTGCTTGCATCTTTTGTTCCGCCGCCTGAAGAGCTGGCGACTTGTCGCTGTCTTCCATCAGCTTAGGATCAATGGTCTTAGAGATACGTTTAGCCATTTCGTCAGCACCAGGCCAATCCATGTGCTTGACGAACAGATCACCAGCCACTTGCCAAAGCTGTGGGTTGGCTTGCAGAAGTTGCTGCATACCCTCAAGCGCCTCTTGGCGTTTGGTCATGTAGCTTGGGCCAGTCGTAACCACAACGTCGTATTTACCGACTGCCGGGTTGTAAATTTTTTCAATTTCGACGTTGTTTTGGTCGCGGATTGACTTGACAGCCTGCGGTTGCGTTGGATCAATCTTAACCATGCTCGTTTCGCCATCCATGTTGATGATACGAGCAATACGTTGGGTGTCATAGATCTTAGGGATCAAATCAACAATCTGACGGGTCATGTACCGAATAGCGCGAGCCAGATTGTCCACATAATGGTACGTTCCGGTGTCGCCTTGCTTTTCACGGGCCAAGATGGCGCGACCGGAACGCTCATTTGACGTTGCGCCGAGGCTGCTATCATACTGCCCAGTGGTCGATTTAATGTCGTCAGAAGCGCCCATTTTAGCCTGAATTAGGCCAGTTTGAGCCATTGGAGGCATAGAACGCTGTGGAAGTGGCAATACACCGCCCTGACCGTCTGTAACGTCAGGATTGACCTCCAAATAAGGCCAATTGTTAGTATTTGCGGTCTTCCATTGGTTCTCATAGCCCTCAAATTGACCGCCATAACCAATAAACGGTGCTTTAGGGGCCAAAGCAAGCATTTCAGTTTCTTGAGACACCCAATAGTTGTACATACGCTGGGCATCTTTGGCATTACGAACAATGCCGGACACAAATACGCGTCCGTCAACCTGAAATTCGTTACCTACAACACGAATGACGGGAATATCCTTGCCCGCCCAGTCGCTTTCCTCAAGCACTTCGTAACCGTTCGTTTTCATCCATTTGATTTTGCGGGCTTGAACGTCGCGGCTACGGATAGGCTTCACGCCCATCGACTTCATGTGCTTGTCTTCAGGGCTTCCAGCTTCAAAAGTTTGGTTGCCGGGGTACAAATTAAGTTTGGATGGGTGGTACACCGCATAAAAATACTCTGCGATGCGGACAACGTCCTCATTGATCCAGTTGGTCAGCGAGTCATCGCCAACGCCTTGCACCTGGATAGACGAGCAAGGCATTGCGTCAGGAAACTGCCGCTCATACTCGTCTTTGGTAAGGTCTTCAGTAACAAAACACCATTCAGCATCCGCTCCGCAAGGATCTTGGATGGTGGGATCCATATACACGCTGAATGAATTACGGACGCGCTTGATGCGGATGTCCTGATCAAACGTGTCATCGCCGGTAAACTCGGTGATCAACCGAATGTAACCTTCGCCATAAGTTACTTGGTTCTCAGATGCCGTGTCGTAGGCCACATCAGCATCAGATGCGTACTCGATGTGTCGTACCATGCCGTCGAAGATTTCCGCGACCTTGGGGTCTGCGCGGTCGTCAGCGGGGATGACTTTGCCAGACGGGCGGTTCTGTCGTTGGTCATTGGTAACTTGGCGTACGTGCTGTGGGAGCTTGTTGATGGTCAAGCAAGGACGAGCGTTGATTGTTTGTCCTTGCACAGACCCACGGGTAGCCAGTACGTCAGCAGGCCATTGCCACTGGTTGTCAGGCGACCCTGCAAAAAATCGCAGATCATCCAGTTCGTCTTCGCGGCTTTCCGAGTACGCACTAATCGCCATGTTAAGGCGAAAGCGCATTGTGCTCATAATGTCGGACTCTTTCGAGCCGCCATTTGATACCCGTCCAGCCGTTCCAACGCCCGAATAATCGTTCATTTTTTCAACATTTTGTTTGCTTTGGCATCGATTTTTGCTTTGGCTGACGGGCTAAGTTTGCCTGCGTTTACCATCTGCGTAGCACGAGCTTTAGCGTTGGCAGCGTGAGCTTTGTCTGGCATAGGATACTTGCGTTCCTTGGGCATACCAAACTCAGATTTAGCTAACTTATTGACGGTCTTCGCTTTGAGGACAGCCATGTTAGCACTTCTTTCCGCCGAGTTTACCCATGTCTACTTTGATTGGGTTCGTAGGCTTGTCACGCATATGACCGCCTGCATTTGATGGAGCTTTAGATGCCGGATGGCTTTTAACACCAGACATAGACGACATTTTCATAGGCATTTTCATTTTGCTTTCCTCTTCACGGAGTACGCAATGGCTACAGCCTGTTTAACAGGCTTGCCTGCTTTCACTTCAGCCTTGATGTTTTCTTTGAACGCTTTTGCGCTCTTGGATTTTTTCAACGGCATTATTTCTTCCTCGTCTTAGCCGACTCGCGGAATGCCTTGGCGGTGGGCGCGCCTTTAGTTCCAGGCTTACGCATTTTCTCTTTAGACCCCGCCGCTATACGATCTTGTTTAGCGTGGATGTTTGCGTATAGCCCGTTCTTCATTTGCAGTTCCACCGTTTCATACTAGCCTTGGCACGATCCGCGTTCTTTGACTTAGCCACTACCCCACCCATCCTAGCGCAGAAGCTGGCTTTGCGCCCAGCGTCTGCTTTGGTCTTCGGGTGCGGAGCGGGAGCCTTTAGATTAGACCCCGTCTCGCTGTTGTACTTAGCTCGACCTTTAGCGGTCAGACCAGCGCCTTTGCTAACTGGTAACTTCTCGCCGCGTCCGACCGACAGAGAGACAGCCATCTTACTGACAGTGAATGATAGCAAAGTTAATGACGATGGCTTCCGACAGCGTACCGCCCGAAATGTTACGGAGCGTGATGCTGACCGTGCCTGCGCCCAAAGAGTTGGCAAACACGTTGTACGAACCCGGCGTGGTCTGACCACCAGCAATCGTCAAGATGACCGTATCGTTGTTGCTGATGAAGCTGTTGTTCAGCGTGAACGTCGCGTTGGTAGCAGTTGTCAACGATGCGTTGTTCATCGTGATTTGACCCGCCGACTTGTTCAGCGTCACTGCCGTTGACTTGCTGGTCAACTGCGTAACCGTGCCTTGAGCTGCGGTCGTGTAACCAAGAATTTGGTTGACGTATACGGTATCCGAACCGACGAGGTCTTGGTCGCTATATGCGACACCGATTGGTTTAGTATTGCCCATTGTAGTACTCCTAGGAACCCATCCACGAACCAGATGATGCGCCTGCGCCTGCCGTGGTATACCGACGCTGGGCAATTCTTTCTTCTCTATGAGCAACCGGAAAGGCAAATGTCACCGCGAGCGCATCAGCAGCATCAGGTGAGGCCAATCCTCTTGCTCTCATTTCTTTCTTTCCTTCAAGGAAAATTGTCCCCGACGAGTTAGGCTTTTTCGTTGGCCCAATCAGATCCGCCTTCAGTTGGCGATCTTCTGGTATGGACGCAGTCCGAAGCCAGTCCCGCATCGCGCCCCATATCTCTGCGCGTTTGTTACCCCACATAATAGAGTTCTTGGCCTTCCAGCCAAAATTTACTCCTCGTACCTTGTACCTCTGTTCATTCAATCGGTCAAGGATGCCGTAGCCAAGCCCACCTTCGTCGATCACAGTTAGCGTTGGCTTGTACTCGTCGATAGCGTCGATGACCCGACCGACGATAGCCATTGTGTCCTCGCCGTGGTAGCGTTTGATTGCTACGATGTCACGCCCCTGCCGCACGACGATGACGGTCGAGTCCGTCCCGCCTCGTGCCGGGTCGATGCCCATGACAATAGGTGCCGTCTCGTCTTTCCATTTCGGTCGCGACATTGCGTCGTTTACCACGGTAGGCGTAATGAACTGATCGTCTCCTTCCGACGGAAACTCGCCATACACTTCGATGCGAGCTTCGCGGCTGTCCTCGCCGTACTCAGCGATAATCTGTTCGTACAGGTTCTTGTCCGTATCCTCGACCGTGCGGGCATCCACTTGCGTTGATGACCAGAAGTCACGTTTCGCGTGAAACGTCTCGAAGAAGTACCCGCTGTTACGCCGAGGGTTGGAGAACGCGAACCAATATCTGTCCGCTATGTTTTCCGTAAAAAAGCCCGCCGCGACCGACCAGATGGTGTCCGGTATGCCGCTTGCCTCGTCGAATATCACCATCATGCCGTCGTGGTTGTGCGCTCCGGCGTAGCTGTCCGGGTTCTCTTCCGACCACAGCTTGCCTTCCGCCGCCCAGTAACGTGTGCCTTTCTTCAGGTCACGTTCGACCAATTCGCACACCCACTTGGCAGGCATCAGCTTAGTCGCGCTAATCTCCCACCAGTGGTTGTTGATTATCATGGCTGTCCACTTGGTCAACTCGCCCCACGTCACCGACCGAAGCTGCGCTTCCGAGTTAGCGCTTACAATGACGGTAGATCCAATCCGCGTCGATAGCATCCACAGGATCAGCCACGATACAAGTGCCGACTTGCCAATACCGCGCCCGGAGCTAACAGCTTTACGCATCGTCGTCATGTCAATTTGACCATTATTAGCTTTAATATGGTCACCGATTTCACGCAATACTTTGCGTTGCCAAGCGCGCGGGCCTTTGAATTTGGCTAACGGCGTGTTGGGTTGCCCCCACGGAAACGAGAAATAAACAAACGCTTCAGGATCATTCGCTAACTTCGGCGACCAAAGCCGCGTCATTAGTTCCTGTTCGTCCTTCGATTGATAAATTGGCGTTTGCATATGTACCTTCTATCACGCGGGCGTTGGCATCCGCTAGTGCCTGAACAATGCTAATTTTTTGATATACGTCCACCGACACTTCTTGGCGCGCCGTCCAGTCATGCCGGTGTTGCAAGATTGCTAATGCTGCCTTGGCATCGCCTGATGCGGCGGCTGCGTGTAATGCGCGTGAGTTAGTCAACTCACTGTCAGCGCGTCCTTTGAGTTCCGCCATCTCAGCAACCGGATCAAGTTGGCAAAGCTGTCGATATTCGGTTGGCATCATGCCAGCCGCAATCGCAAGGTTGTCGCCTTTAAGCCCAAGATACGCCGCATCATAGATCGCTTTTAGGCGAGCTTCGGTGGCTTGCAACTGCCGGGGTTCATAGTGAAGCGTTTCAAACATAACGTGCAATATATTCTGTTGTGCTGTTTGGTTCAAGAAAAAAAATTTTGTGTAGACCCTGCGGTTGTTTTGACCTTTGGGGCAGGGCCCCACCCCCCCCATCACCCTCCTTTTTGATTTGTGCCGGCAGGCCGGAGGGCGTCAGGCCGGAGGGCGGCAGGCCAGAGGGCGGCAGGCTGGCAGGCCGACAGGCCGACAGGCCGACAGGCCGGAGGGCGGGCAGGATCGACGGATCGACGGATCGAGGGACGTTAGGCAATTTAGGTAATGACAAATCAAGAGCCGATTGCCCACGCGGTTAGGCAATTTAGGCAATGAAAAAACAATTGCCTAAATTGCCTAACAATCGCCTGGCAACGCCGGAGCTGATAACGTGGCGAATTGGGGCTTTGGGCAGTTTAGGCAGTTTAGGTAGTGCCGGATAAATCGCCGGTAGCGTTTCAGAATTTAGGTGTATATTCCTATATATATATAAACTATTTTTTTAGGTATATATATAAAGACTACCTAAATTACCTAAGAGCTGGACAAATCGCTTACGCAATAAGGCTTTTTTGTTAGGCAATCGCGCTTTGCACCTTTTACCTAAACCGCCCAAAAATGCATCACATTTTTAGATGACGCATTGCCTTTTTGATATTTGTATCAATCGGATATCTTTTTTATGGTAATCGCATCGCAACGGAGATTACCTAAAATGAACACGCTTTCAAATTTGGCATATAACGATTTTATCGATTGGCTTTCCTTTATTCTCAAAAATAAAGACGGCGACATTGAACGCTGGGCCCGTCATTTAATCGCCGGGCATGATTTTTCGGCAAGCCATACGATTGAGATATCAGGCAGCCAAACACAATCCGGCAACCCTGAAATATATACCTTCGACGATCTAGACGTGGATTTTTGAAATGATCGACCTTATCATCTCATACCAGCTCTTAATTATCCCGGCGCTTATCGCGCTTGTTGGCACCGCAATTTATGAGGCTATGCAATGATCAATCTTAAAGATTACGCCGGCGTCATCTTATATGAAGGCCCGTCAATGATCGACGGCGCGCCGATCGTCGTGATTGCAAACCGTATCGATACGGACAGCAATAACGCTAAAACGGGCGCAATGGTACAGACTTTTATCATGCGTCAAGACATAGCGCCGCATGACGCGTTAAAGACGGGCGACGACGCTAGCATATGCGG